GATAGAGATTTAAGAGGAACAATAGGTAACATTGCTCCTAAACTTGGAAGAGCAACTTCTCCTTCTACAGTTGGTACAATTACTCCTGCTTCTTCTGCTCCTAGTAGACCTTCAACTTATTTAAATGTAAAAACACCTCCTCTTACAAGTAAAATAGATAATGTTTTAGGCTCAATGAGTTCTGTCCAAGATGTTTCACAAGTTCCTGTAGGAGAAGGAGCTGTGTCACAAATGTTAACTGATAAAGCTGTTACAAGTTTTCAAAATAAAAACTTTTTAGATGCGTTTAAAGATGTTGTTGTAGAAGCAGGTCCTGTTATAGGTGCAAGCATTTTAACAAATAGTGCAGGACCAGTTGTAAAAGAAGTTTTAACAAAAGGTCCTAAAACTATAGGAAGTTATATTGCAGCACTAGGAGCTGGTTTAAAAGGAATTTTTACAGATAAAGAACTAGCAGCTCAACAACAATCTATTGTGGAGGCTGCTGTTGAAACAGGATATAGCGCAGAACAAATAGCAAAAGCAGCTCAAGAACAAAAAGAATTATTAAAAAACTTAGCTCCTGAAGGTTACTTTGATAGACAAAGAACTGATCGACCTGCAAAAGGATCAGGCGCACAAGGAATGGCTTCTGCTAAAGCTGAAAGTCAAGTATCAATTCCAGAAGGTTTAGCTGCGTTTAGTATTAGTCCTTCTGCTTATTTATATAGCGGTGTAGGATCTTCTTTTGAATCTAGCAGAGACGCATATACAGAATCTGGTCAATATGATATAGATAAAGCAGCAAGAGATGCTGCATTTGATGCAATGAGAGCAGCTAGAGGAGAGTCAGTTCCAAGAACTAGAGAAGAAACTCAACAGTTGTTAGCAGAACAAAGAGAAAGAATAGGTAGAGAGTTAGCAGGAGGAACAATGTCACCTGCAGCAACTACTCCTGTTTCTTCTACAATGCAACAAGCAGGTCAAGCAGGTCAAGCAGGTCAAGCAGGTCAAGATTTAGAAAATGGTGAAACTGATTTTTCATACGAACTACCTGATGTTGGAGACAATACATCTAGACAAAAAGCTTTAGATATTATAGAAGGAAGAGGACAAGGACCACAAATACCTGATCCTTCTATGGTCCAAGCTGGACCAGATGCAACGACTATGCAAATGGGTGAAATTGATCCTATAACTGGACAACAGATAACAGCTCCTACTTTAGCTCCTGCTGTACAAGCACAAGTTACACAAGCAGACGCACCGACTGCAATAACTCCAACAACTATGGAAGCTGCTCAAGTAACTGCACAAGAAGCAGTTCCAGTAGCTACAGGAGATATAGGAGATAAATCTTTAGCTCAAGCTGCTCAAGTAGATCAAGTTGCTCCTATTGAAGCTGTAGAAGTTGAAATACCTCAAGGAGCGTTAACAGAGAGAGTGGTTGGTACGCTTAGTCCTAATGCTATTGCTATTGCAGCTCAAGCAGCAGGTACAACTTTATCAAGAGTTACAAGAGCTAAAAAACAACTGCGTAATGCAGGTATATCTGAACAAGCTATTACAGATTTAGGAAACGATCCAGAAGCTCTTGAAGATCGTTTAATGGATCTTACAGAACAAGAACGAGGAGTTATAGGAAGTCTTCCAGAAGAAGCTTTAGTATCTAACCAACTCGACAGTCTTTTAAAAGGAATGGAAAGCGGAGAAATACCTACATGGGCTAATCCTGCAGTTGCAGCAGTAGAGCAGATGTTAGCTCAAAGAGGTTTATCGGCTTCTACAGTAGGTAGAGATAATTTATTTAATGCTATAGTACAGTCTGCTGTTCCTATTGCACAGTCTAATGCACAAGCAATACAAGCAAACGTAGCACAAACAAGAGACATAGAATCTAGAGAAGAAATATTTAATGCTCAAGCAAGACAGCAAACAGCTTTACAAAATGCAAACAATGTATTTAAATTAGATCTTGCTCAGTTTAGTGCAGATCAACAAACAGCTTTAGCGAACAGTAAATACTTACAAACCGTAAGTTTGACAGAAGCTAATTTAGAGCAACAAGCAGCTATTCAAAACGCAACAATCGTTGCTAGAATGAATTTAGCTGATGCTGATTTTTACCAGAAAGCACAGATACAAAATGCACAAGCTTTTCTTGGTATGGACATGGCTAATCTTAATAATGAGCAACAGTCTAATGTACTAACAGCTCAAATGAAACAACAAACTATGTTATCTAATCAAGCTGCTACTAACGCAGCAAGACAGTTTAACGCTACAAGTGAAAATCAAACACAGCAGTTTATGACAGGTTTAGCATCAGAAATTGAAAAGTTTAATTCTCAACAAGCTACTTCGATGTCTCAATTTAATGCTCAAGTAGAAAATGCAAACAACGCATTAAGATTTAATGTTGAAGCAGATGTAGAAAGAGCTAATGCAGCAATGGCTACTGAGATTAATAAGTTTAATGCTCAAGTTGCTTTTAATAGAGAACAATGGAATAAACAAAATGCACAAACTGTAGAGCAATCTAACATAGCGTGGAGAAGACAAGCTAATACTATCAATACTGCAGCAGCTAATCAAGTGTCTATGCAAAACGCAATGAACGCTTTTAATTTAAATAATCAATCACTTTCATTTTTATGGCAAGAGTTAAGAGATCAAGCTACATTTAATTTTCAAAAATATGAAAATGAAGAAAACAGAAAAGCTGAACTATACGCTCAAGCTATTGCTAATGAAGGACAAAGTGCAGGAGATTGGGAAAAAAATATTAATAGTGTCGGTACTCTTATTGCAAGCATGTTTGGAAAAGTAGGGAGTTAATAATGGAAACAATAGGTAATTTAATTAGAAATGTTGCTACAACTGTTAGCAAGTATAGTAACGAAATTGGAAACTATTTAGCTAGTAAAACAGATAAAAAAAATAGTAAGTTAAAAATTATTGGACAGTTAGGAACTGCAATAGCTATGCCTTGGGCTTCAAAAGATATTCTTGATAATGTTGAAAAAATAAAAGAAACAGCTATTGATTATTTTTCAAGTCCAGAAGAAGCTAATAATGTTGCGAAAAGTATTAAAGATGTTTTTAAAGAACAACTTTTAGGAGCAGCTTTAAATAGTAAAGCAGGTAATTTTATAACAGATTGTTTTCCTGATATAAAAACTATGGAATATTCTAAAGAAGATCAAATAGAAGATGAAAAAAATAATCCTAGAGAACCTATAGGTAAAGCTCCTGCAGGTGAAGAAAAAAATATTATAGGAAACATAGTAGAATTATTTACAGGTGATACTCCTCCTTACAAACCAAATAACATTACAAACGTAGAAGAACTAGGATCAAGTAGACCTTATGTTGGATCTTTTTTAAATAGAAATATTAATATGGTAGAAGATAGAGATTTAACAGAACAAGGTTTTTACTACGGTTCTCCTGTTGCAAGCACTATGCTTTACGGAGCAGCTTCTGGTCAAAATATTTATGATCAATTTTTAGAACAGTATACTTCTGAACAATTAAATTAAGGATAAAACATGGAAAATGTAAGTCGTGAAGGATTAGAATTTTTAGGAAACAGAGACAGACCTATCGCAGGTCAAAGTTTAACTGATAATCCTGATCTTGTTTACAAGTGGCAACAACCGCCAGAGTTTACTGATTTGCCAACTGCTATAGATGGGATGTTTATAAAACTAACTGAGCCTGATGCTTTATCTTCTATTACAGACATGGCAAGCAGAGGAACTCCAATAGCTGATATTACTAAAGTTATTTTGTATGCAGGGTTTGAAGAAGGAATGTTTAATCCTGATTTAATGTCTTTAATGATAGAACCTACAATGTATATGGTTATGGGTTTAGCAGAAAAAGCAGGAGTTCTTGATTATAAAATATATCGTGAAGAAGATGAAGAACCTTCTGATGGAAAAGAACAATTAAAAGGACTGCAAACCATAATTGAAACAGCTAAAGAAACTTTAGTACCTGACGCATATAAAAAGAAAGCTTCTCAAGTTTTACCAGAAAAGATAGTAGAACAAATAGAAGAAGTTAAAGCAGAAAGTTTATTAAGTAAACCTGAAACTACAGAGGAAGAGTAATGGCAATAGAACAACTAGGCGAATCTTTATTAGCACAAGCTAGACAAAAGAGTAAAAAAAGAGAAAAGAAAGCAAAATTGTTTACAGGTGCAATGCTAGGTGTGCTTGGTGGAAACATGTATTTAAGAAGTAAAGCAAAGAAACGCGTTAAACAAATAAATGAAAGTTTCCAACCTGTTTTAGATACTCATGTTAGACGTTTTAATGAAGGTGTAGATTTTTGGTCAGACTTTAACAATATGTTAAGAAAACAAAACGCTAGTATAGATACTTGGAAAGAAGCTTATTTTAATCAAGAATTAAAAAAATTTAAATCAGGACAAAACTTTAAAGATGATTTTAATACTGAGCAAGAAGTAAGAGACTTTGTTCAAGAACAAATTAAAGACGATATAGTTGCATATCAAGATAAAATAAACGCTTATAGTGAATTTAAACACTACACTAAAAGTAAAGATGATAAAACTATGTATCTTAGACCTATTAATAAAGCTTTAAAAGAGTCACAAACTAAAATAGCGAATAATGCAAATGTTGGTTCTTCTTTATTAAAAGCTTTAGGATTAAAAGAAAAAGATCATTTACAAAGAATTATAAGTGGAGATACCTCGGTAACTTTAGAGGGAGTAACTGATCAAACTGCAGATAAGTTAGCTGCTTTTTTAAGCTCTCAAAATCAAAACAGATTAACTTTAGAAAAATCTAGAGGACCTTTAAGTGAAACTGTTTATGGAGTACAGTCTCCAGATCCTGTAACGCTTGAGTCTTTTTATAAAACAGGAGAAAGATTTAAAGTAAATAAGTCAGTAAAAGACTTTGTAACAAAGAATATTGCTGATGATAAAAGTACGTTAGGAAAATCAGTTAGTATTACATTAACAGATCCTCTCAATAAACAAGGAATTAGTGATGAAGCGTTTAGTATGGAACTTACTTTTTATGATCTTCACAGTAAATTAATTAACGATGACAAAAATGAACAAGCTTATAATTTTGAACAAGACTTTATAGAAAGGGCTTCAAGAAAATTTACTAATGCAGAATTATTGAATCCAGAAAAAATGCCACCTGCTTTAGAAATTTATAAAGAAACTCTTAACGAACTTGCTGCTAATTTTTCTATTACAGATGAATTTGCAACTTCATTTGGTTTATCTTATAACAAATCTACTCCAGAAGAACACATTGTAAAATCTGGAGGTCCTCAATATGAGGGTGATTTTGATGATGTTGAGGATGAGGCGAATCGAGAAAGCGTTAGAAAGGAATTTCAAGAAGGTTATAATAACGAAACAGATCCAGTAAGAAAAGAATTTATTTTTGAACAAGCTAAAAAATCAGGAATAATATTAGATACTAATGTAGAAAAAGAAAAAGAAGAAGAAGCAGAAACAAAACCTTCTGTTGTAACATCTGGAATTAATGTTGACGATAACATAAGATATGTTGAATCTCGTAACGATAAGAAAAAAACAAGTTCTCAAATGTTGCGTGAAGCTAGACGAGATGTAGAAACAGGATCACAAGTACTTAGTAAGTCAATTCTTGAATCAGTTTCAACATTAGTAGATAAAAATTCTGAAAAAGAAGCGAAAGCAAGAATAAATAACTTTATATCTGGAAGATCTAAAAATGAATCTGGATATAAAGAAGCGTTAAGTCTTTTAGGATTAACAGAAGAAACAGTTAAAGAAGTATATCCTTTTACAGATGAACAAGGAAATGTATTAGGCGCACCTAGTCTTTTAAGAAGACCAAGATAAATCTGGAGAAATAATAAATGACAGTTTTAACATCAAGTTCTTTGACTACGTTTGATACTTTTAATGAAACAGAAGAAGAAAAAAAACGTAGAGAAGAAAAAGAAAAACTAGAAGAAATGCAATCTTCTGCTGAAGACAATGAATTTAAAAAATATTATGAAGAACTAGGTAATAAATATAGACAGCTATCTGAAAAACAAGAAGAACCAGTTTTACAAGATGATGAGTTTTATAAAAAATATGAAGATTTAGCTAATACTTATAGATCTTTAAACAGTTTTCAATCTTCTACCACTACAGAACAGGAGACTCTTGAAGACACTCCTGAAACATCTGAACTTGTAGAACTTGGAGGTAGGCTAGAAAAAACTACATTTGGAAACTTATATCGTATTTTTAAAGCAGGTACAATGTCTTTAACAAACGATAAAAGTGTTTCAGAAAATATAAAAGCTGTTGAAAGACAAAGAAGAGATAAAGTTTTTCAAACAATGAAGACTAAATATGGTACAGACTTTAAAAAATATGAAGATGAGTTATCAGTATTTACAGGAAGAGCAGCAGTAGCTTTTTTTGATCCTGTTACGTTTCTTGTACCGTGGGCTAAAATTGCAAAGGTTGGAAAACTAGGAGCAACTGGAATAGGTGCAGGTATAGCTTCGTCTGACATGGCTATTTATGATTATGCTACACACGGAGAAGTAGATCCTACAAATGTTTTGTTTGCTGCAGGTTTAGGAGGAGCTTCTACTTTAGCAGGAACAGCAATTTCAAATAGACTTTCTAACAAACTTCATGTTGCAGATGATCCTAGTATTAATTTAGGTAAAAGCGAAATCACAGGTAAAGAAAACATTGTGAAAAGTTCTATTGTAGATACTCCTGCAGTTAAATTATCTACCAAAGAAGCACAAGATCTTGAAGAAGCTACAGCTAAAGCTTTAATTGAAAACACTCCTATTTTAAAAGAACTTGAAAAATCTGGTGGTGCTACTCAATTATTTTTAAAAGCTAAAGATAATATAAAAAAATATAAAGATTTAAAAGAAGACTTAGCAAAGTTAGAAGGCAGTTTTAAAAATATAAAAATAAATCCAAAGATAGAAGCAGAATATCAACAAGCCTTAAAATTTGCAAATAGACAGTTTCTTCCTTTAATTAAAAATGTTGGTAAAGGAAAAGCTACTGTTGCTAACGGTACTGTTACAGTATTAGGTAAACAAGGAAAGTTAACTCCAAACATAATGCAAGCAATAACTCAAAGTTTTGCTGCTTCTGTGTTAGGAGGAACAGTTGGTTTTTCAGTAGGAACTTTTATTGAAGATGATGCAGACGAAAGTGCGCTTCCTATTTCTTTTGCAATGGCAGGTGTTGCGTTAGGAGCTTTTCATAGATCAATTAATAAAAATCCTTATGTTACCAAAGCTGTAAAAGATAGATTCAATGATAGTTGGTCTATGAGCAGAAGAATTGCTTTACATAACTTTTTAAAAGTTAATACAGCAGGAACTTTAGCAACTAAAAATATTGCTCATGGTGGAGAAAATGAAACTCTTGCTAGGTTAATGTTTCAAATACAAGGAGGAGACTATAAAAATGTATTAGGGGTAGAACAAGCTGCAGAAAATGTTTCTACACATTTTTTTAATCGTATATCTGAAATATTGTCTACTTCTTCGCTTAAAGAACAGTCTGCTGCTTTTAAAATAATAAGAAAACTTGACACAGAAGAAAATGTTATAAAAGAATTTAATTTAAATAAAACTGAAGTTGCTGATATGCGAACATTGATAACAAATGTTGAAGATTTTAGAAAACATTTTGGAGTTTTTTATGTTAAAGGAGCAGGAATTAAATTTGATGAGTTAGAAAACTATGGTCTTCCTCAATTTTATAATAATCAAATTTTATCAGATCCTAAAGGATTTAAAAAAGCAATTAGAGAAGCTGTAAAAATACAAAATAAATCTGAAAAGTTATCTAGGAAACAAATTAACAGCATAACAAAAGATATTTTTGATAATATGACAGGTGGTGGAATTAAAAATTATATTGCAACAGATCAGAAAACAAAAAAAATTGTAAACATGAGTGCTGTTCCTTATTTAGAAAATTTTAAAAAGAAAAGATATTTTACAGATCTAGAAGCTATTAAAAAATTAGAACCTTATTTAGAAAATAATTTAAATGATTTGTTAAATAAATGGGTTATGTCAAGTGTTAGAAGTATTGAATTTGCCAGAGTATTTGGAGAAGAAGGACAAGTTATAAATAAATTATTAGGCGGTTTACATAAAAAATATCGAAATGGTATTTTAGATGAAAAACAACACGGTAAAAAAGTTAAATTAATTCAACAAACTATTAATTCATATTTTAAAACTCATGGTGCTGATAGTGCTTTAAATAATGATGTTACGAAAACAGCTATGTCATTACTTACATTTTTAGCAAATACATCTATGCTTCCAAGAGCAGCTATTTCACAGGCTGCAGATTTTGTTCAACCTTTTGTTAATAGTTCATTTGGTTCTGCTGCTAAAGCGTTATTAACTCCTTATAGAAAGGATTCAAACTATGCTTATAAACTAGGCATAGCAAAAGGAAAAAGTACAACTCTTGAAAAAGATTTAGAAGCTTTGATAAGCTCGGCAAGCAGTCCTACAAATGCTTTTCAATTAGCTTTAAATAAAGCTACACACACATTTTTTAAAATTAACCAAATGCAAAGACTTACTGATGGAGCAGCTAGATTTGCTTTTAATGCAGGAATAAGAGACGCATTTAAATTTTCTAAAACTTATGCAGGAAAAAATGTTGTTCCTAGAAACATTAGAACTCAGTTAAATCAAATGGGTTTAGATAATGATGATTTAAAATATTTATCTAAGTTTAATAGTATAGATGAAATTTTAGAAGATACAGCAGGCACAGGAACACTTTTAAAAGTAGGTAAAAAGATTCAAGATAGAGATGTAGGTGTTCCTACTACAGGAAATAGACTTGTATTTTCTCAAAGTCAAGATCCGATTGTTAGATCTTTAGGATTATTTTTGTCGTGGACACAGTATAAAACTTCACAGTTAAACTCGGTATTGAAAAGAGTACAAGATGGTGACACTAGACTTGCTTTAAAAATGATAGCAGGTGTTGGTATTATATCAGGATTAAGAGAACTTCAAATATTTGCAAGTCCTCACCAAGATTATTATGAAAACAATACTCCTGAAAGATTTAGTGGAAAATGGTGGCAAGAAGGAGCGATGCTTTCTGGTTTGGTAGATTGGAGAATTGAAAAAGCTGTTAGAGCAGCAACAGGTCACCAGTTTTGGTTAGAAAATGCTTCTCCTACTGCTGCAGTTGTAGAAAATTTTAGAGAAGCTATGTTTAATCAAATTCCTAAAAATTTATCAGAAAACGATATTGAAGGAGCTTTTGTCAAAGCTGTTAAACCTACAGTATTTAATGAATTTTTATCTTTATACAATAGGATGATTGCTCCTAACTTTGATTTAGATGAATTAGAAGATACTCCTTCAAGAAAAAGATCACCTGCTGTTGAATACGCAGAAGGTGGCAGAGTTGAGTTAGCAGAAGGTGGTGATCCAGAAGATAGAAATAACATGTATGCAGGAGAATCATTCTTTGAAACAACTAGACCTAGTCTTAGAGCTATATTAGAAAAACGAAACGAGGTTATAAATGAACAAAGACAAACTAATTGAAGAACTTAAACGTGACGAAGGTGTAGAACTACGACCTTACAAATGCTCGGCAGGATTTTTAACTCTGGGTGTGGGTAGAAACATAGAAGAGCGTGGTATTACTATGGATGAGTCTGACTATCTTCTTGCCAACGATATAACAATTTGTGAAGAAGAAGCAACTAGAGTATTCAAATGGTTTGCAGATTTAACAGACGTTAGACAACGAGCTATTATTAATATGATATTTAATTTAGGTTTGACAAAACTTTTAAACTTTAAAAAGTTTTTAGGTGCGATGGAAGAAGGTGACTATGAGACAGCAGGTAAGGAAATGCTTGATAGTCGTTGGGCAAAACAAGTGGGCAACAGGGCAGATAGATTAGAACAAATGATAATCAATGGGTGATATTTTGATAATGTATCTTGAAGATGATCTCGACAGAGCTTATCGAATAGACTGTAAACTGCGTTCTAAAACAGATCTTGCTTGGATTAAACGAGAAGAGTTTAGAAAAGTATATGAAGAACTGTTAAATGCGCACTTAAAAGGTGTGCCAGAAATGCCACTAGAACTTGCGATGCAATCAGTAGAAGAAATTCTAGGAAATGAAAGCATACGCTTCAACAACGAGGAACTAAAAGAGAAAGCAAATGAAACTAAACTTACTTAAAAATGTGAAAAATATTATAGGTGCTGTAGCTCCTACTATAGGCACAGCTCTAGGTGGACCAATGGGTTCGATGGCTGCAAACATGGTAGCTGATGCTCTTGGATGTGAACCAACGCCTAAGAAAATAGAAGCAGCAGTACAAGCTGCGACACCTGAACAACTTGCAGAACTTAAAAAGATTGACAAAGATTTTGAAGTTAGGATGAAGGAACTAGATGTTGATCTATACGCGCTAGAGACTGCAGACATACAAGATGCAAGAGGAAAGTTTTCTAAGGACTGGACATCTCGTATCATGGGTATAGCTGTTGTTGGTGGATTCATGGGTTACATATTCTTAGTAACACTACAACCTCCAGAGCAGAACTCAGAAGCATTAATTAACTTAGTACTTGGTTATCTTGGTGGTTTGGCAAGTGCTGTAATCAGCTTCTATTTTGGAGCAAGTAATTCAAAGGATAAAGATAATGACTAATATGAATCATACAATCCAATACGAAGCTTTAAAAGCTGTATACAAAGGTGAAATAGCTAAAGCCGAAGCAAACTTATCTGTATATTTTAAAAATAGTGTAGGTGTAGGAGAACACGCAGACATTATAGAAGTTATGGATGAACAACTAGATAAACTTGCACAGGCTAAAGATAAACTAGAAGCATTAGAGGATTTAATGTTATGAGAAAAGGTGGTTTTAGAAATCAAGCTAGAAGACAAGAAGTTAGAAACAAGAAAAAATTTAATTTTAAAAAACAACAAATAAAACTAAGAGATCAAATGGATTATTATGGCAGTCAAAAAGAAAAAGAAATCAACAGTAAATAAAGCAGGTAATTATACTAAACCTACTATGAGAAAGCGGATGTTTGAGCGTATCAAAGCAGGTAGTAAAGGTGGAAGAGCAGGTCAATGGAGTGCAAGAAAAGCACAGATGTTGGCTAAACAATACAAAGCAAAAGGCGGAGGATACAAATAATGCCAATGGGAAAAGGAACTTACGGTTCAAAAGTCGGTAGACCTAAAAAGAAAAAGATGATGGGTGGCGGTATGGCTAAGAAGAAAGGTCGTATGATGTATAAGAAAGGTAAAGCTGTTAAAAAAAAAGATCTAACTAAGCGTCAGAAAGATACCCTTAAAAAACACTCAGTACATCATACTTCTAAACACATGACTATGATGCGTAGACTTATGCGTGAAGGTAGTACATTTACTACTGCACATAAGAAAGCTATGAAAGAGGTAGGTAAGTAATGGCACTTAAAAAGTCTCAAAAGTCTTTAAAGAAGTGGACAAAGCAGAAATGGCGCACAGCTAGTGGTAAGAAGTCTTCTGAAACTGGTGAAGTATATGCGCCTTCTGCTAAGATTAAAAGGCTAAAGTCTACTCCTGCAGGTAGAAAAAAACTTGCAGCAGCAAATAAAAAGAAAAGAGAAGCTACTGCTAAAGGCAAACAACATGCTAGACACGGACTGCATAAAAAGAAAACTAAGAAAAGGAAGAAGAAATAATGGCTAAGAAGAAAGACTCAAGGCTTGCAAGAGCAGGTGTTTCTGGTTTCAATAAACCTAAACGTACTCCGAGCCATCCTAAAAAGTCTCACATTGTAGTTGCTAAAGAAGGCGATAAAATAAAGACTATTCGTTTTGGACAGAAAGGAGCTAAGACTGCAGGCAAACCTAAAGCAGGCGAGTCTAGACGTATGAAGATGAAACGTAAATCTTTTAAAGCTAGACATCGTAAAAATATTAAAAAAGGTAAAATGTCTGCAGCTTATTGGGCTGACAAAGTTAAATGGTAAAGTAAATGCAAGAAGCAATAGACTTCATAAACCAAGTAGGATTCCCGATTGCTAGTGCGCTAGGATTGGGTTTCTTTATTTGGAAGCTTATAAATAAAATCATTGACGGTATGGAAAAGAAGATAGATGTTGTTGATGAAAAGGTAGATGCTAGTTTAAATGCTATGGAAGAAAGACTTAGCACTAAGTTAGATTCTCAATATGGGATTATAGTAGCTTTAATTGATCGGGTTAGATCTTTAGATAATCAAACCATAAGACAAGATGTACTTCTTAAAACTTTATTAGGTATTCCTAACTTAATTGAAATAGATAAAGTGAGTAAAGCAGACCGTGAAGATCAAAGAAAAGATTAAAAATATATCAATAACTACACTTATTAATTTATTATTTGTGTGTAATTTTATTTTTTTGTTTATGTTAATTTTTTTTAGTGACGCATTAAAAGCTGACGAAATACTTTACAAGTTTAAAAGTCCTAGCTTTTCTGGAATAAATACATCAAGTCATTATCTTACAATAGAGAACCAAGAGTCTACAAGAGTTAAAGATATTAAAGAAGAGATAGAAGCATATCAAGATGAGTTAGCTAGAGAAGCAGACAACACTACACTTGCAAGGTTTATAAGAAACCTAGAAAGCAGAATCTATGCACAGCTATCGAGACAAATGGTAGAACAACTGTTCGGAGAAACACCACAAACATCAGGTTCACTTGAGCTAGAGGGAAACACTATTGAATACAAAGTTGAAAATGAACTTATCACGCTTACGATTACAGATGAAACTGGCGGTACAACTAGTATTACTGTTCCTATCGGTAGCTTTACTTTCTAGTTGTGCGCCAAGATATAGCTCACTATTAGAGGAAGGTGGTCTTCCTTATATTATTATTGAAAAAGCTTCTGTATTAGATTTACAATCAGAAGAATTAAAGAGCATACCTGCTGCAAAAAGAAAACCAGTAATAGCTATTTATCCTAATAGTTTTAAAGATCAAACAGGACAGCGTAGAAGCAACGGACAGTTTGCTTTATTTTCTACAGCAATAACACAAGCACCTGAAGCGTTTCTTATTCGTGCTTTAAAACATGCAGCAAATGGAAAGTTTTTCCAAGTAGCAGAACGTGTAGGACTTGACAGTTTAACTAAAGAAAGACAACTTATACGCAGTACAAGGGAATCTTTTGAAGAGGACAGTAGCGTTAAACCACTTTTACTGGCAGGATTATTGGTACAGGGTGCTGTGATTTCAATAGATTCTAATATTAGAAGCGGTGGTATAGGTGCTAGATATTTAGGAATAGGTTCAAGTAAAGAGTACAGAGAAGACTTAATAACTATATCACTTAGGTTAGTTTCTGTTTCAACAGGAGAAGTATTAGTAGAAGTATTAATTAGTAAGAGTGTTATATCAGTAGGACTTTCTCAAGATTTGTTTAGGTTTGTATCTAACGGAACAGAACTTGTAGAGATAGAAGGAGGAGCTTCAGAAAACGAAAGTACTTCTATAGCTCTTCAACAGGCAATAGAAGAAGGTGTGTTAGAAATAATTAAAACAGGAATAATCAGGGGGTATTGGGAATATGAAGAAACTAATTAGTATGCTAGATTGTACTTTATTTAGTGTAGCTGTACTTGCAGGTAGTGTTTATTTATTTAATGAAGTTAAAGCAGATGATAATGAGATTTATGTAGATCAAGTCGGTGCGACAGCTAACATAGATTTAGAACAATTAGGAAGCGGTAACATAATAGGTGGATTATTATCGACACACGGATCTATGACTCCGTTTGATTTAGATGGTACTACTATGACATTAGATGTGAACCAGATAGGTAATAATAATAAGATGTTAGGTGATATAAACGCAGATTCATTTACTGGCATATTTGATTTTGATGGCGATACTAACTTATACACTATTCAAGTTGATGCTGGCAACTCAAACTCGGCAGATAACGCGAATGTAAATGTTGATGTAGATGGATCAACTAATACATTTACACTTGATCTAGCGACTAATTCTTTAGCAAGTGGTGCAGACATTGATACGATAGTGCAAGGTGCAAGCAACACAGTAAACATTGACCTTGATGTTGATAGCGCAACCAACTATATTGATTTAGATGGAGATAGTAATACTGTAAATTATGATGGAGATGGATATGCGGGTGCTTATTTCAAACTTGAACACGATGGTAACTCAAGGTCGTTTGATGTTGACCAACAATCTACGCAAGACAATGATTGGTTGCGTGTCACTTCTTCTGGCAACAATGGCAGCGTCTGTATTAACCAAGACGATCAAGGCACAAGCGTTGGATGTTGATATAGGAAGTATTACAGAACTAAACGGAAACACCAGAGTAGTAAGAGATAAACCATACGAAAGTTCAATAGACTTTTCTCTTAATGCTATGGATAAACTTGAAACTGCTAAAGGCAGAATGGGTGTTACGTTTAGAGATGAAACTACAATACGTCTAACAGAACACAGCAATGTTACTATTGACGAGTTTGTATTTGATCCAAATCCAAGTAAGTCTAGCATGGCTCTTAACTTTGTTAAGGGTACTGGTAGATTTATATCCAGTAAAAAGAAACGTATACCTAACGACAACATTACTGTAAGGACACACGCTGCTACCATTGGAATAAGAGGTACAGACTTTACAATAACTGTAAAAGAAACTGGAGAAGCTTTGGTAATACTTTTACCTGATGAGTTCGGTGATGCAAGCGGTGAGATAACAGTTAACACAGCGTTAGGACAAGTAGTACTTACCAAACCTTATGAAGCTACTACAGTTTATAACTTTGAAACTGCACCAACTCCTTCGGTTATATTAGATCTAAGTATAGATATGATAGACAATATGCTGATTGTTAATCCACCTCAAAGAGAAGAATCAGAATCAGATGAAGGTAGTTCAGTAGCAGACAACATACTTGATGTAGACTTGTTAGACTTTAACGAGCTTGACACAGACGAACTAAAAGATAACGAATTAGAATATACAGAGCTAGACATAGATTATCTAGCAGGTAATTTTTTAGAAGACTTACTTGATGTGATACAAGATGTTGACGAGCTTGACAAAGCTGAGAAAGCTTTATCGGCTGATGGTGTGAAAGGAACTAACGTAGGCTACGATAGTGACACACAGATAAGTACCTTCATAACTGACACGCATTTAAAATTCTTGCGTCAGATAGAAGATACGTTAGAAATGAAAGTAGATAAAGCAGGATCATACAACATAAGAATAGAACAAGAAGGTAAAGTAAATCAAATTACTACCAACGGTGGAAGCAGTTCTACAATAACAATAAGACAGGGAAGCTGAAACTATTTATCCTGTAATGCTTGTAGCTCCCCTTGTAAGTGATCGTGCAAGTTAAAAAGTTTATCTTTGCTTTTCTTTATTACATTACGGATTATCCAAGCCTCGTCAACATGAAACAATCTATCAATATGTTTTTCAGGGAGCATTGAAAGTTCAGTTATTAATTGATTGTCTCTGTTGAGGAGAACTTTAAAACTTATTAAGTTTGCTTCAGTTTTCTTAGGCATTAAATTATCTCACATGTACCTGCACTACACGCAAGCTCTTTAGTATTTTCAGTATTGTCTTCTGTTTCATATTCAGTAATCTTAGACCAATCAACAACGTCTGTTGTTTTCTTTAGCCATTTCCTATACTCATTATAAGTTATCTCTTGATAAGGAGCTTGCTTGTATGAGTGATCTGAATATGGAAGGAAAGAGATACCTGATATATCATCAAAGTTTTTATATACCCAAGCACCTACTTCTAACCATTCATCTTCTTTTACTGAGATAGTTACAGAGGGTTTATGTTCACACCATTTATCTTGATAGTCTTTCCAGATTTCTAAGTGTTCAGTAGCTGACAAATCTTTTCTAGTCAACGCACCTTTAGGACTCTTCATTGGAAAGTAAAATACCAAAGTATGTTCTGGTTTAGTAAGATCATCTTCATGGTATACTCCTGCATCAACCATCATCCTAGCTAAAGGATCTTTCTTATCTGCTCTTACTGTACGAAGGTAGTATGGGCTATGTCTAGTGTGAATACCAGAAGCACTATCGACCAGTTGGCTAACTGTTCCACTAGGTTTGACACAAGTAATGGCTGCTGATTGGGGAATACCTAGCTTCTTAGCCCATACTTTATTCATATCAATAGATATATTTTTTAATTTATCTAAATCTATTTTACCGTTTATCATATCTTTATTATCCATGATCCCTGTTAAGGATACACCAAGTAAAGATTCTTCTTCTGTATTATGTTTCCACTTACTTGTCAAGTATCTAAAGTTTGTAAGCGTAGCTTGAAACGTTCCAAGAACTGTAGCAGCTTTTACTTTAGCTATTAAAGTATCTTCATTATCGTCAGGTCTAACAACAACCTCAGTTAGATTGCAGAACTGTTTGTTGCGCAGTATGATTTCACTACATGGATTACATCCAAAATGTTTATACTCTTCTCTTCTTCCGTTCTTAGCAGATTGTTTCTCTGCTGCTTGACGATTAAAGATACCACGTTCACCACTTTTAGATTCATAAAGAGATAACCATTCACGCATAAATGCACCAGTTTCTGCAGCATCTGTGTAAGATACAGAGTTATTAGACAAAGCTCTCTGCTGATTATCTTCCCACCAAGCACCTGACTTAGCATTGCGCATACGGTTGTCTGAGAGGTTGCTGAGAGAGATTAAAGCACTTCGCCTTACTCCACCTACTACTACCACTTCTGCGACCTTACACATCAAATCATGGCAATCTATGGACACTAACTTACGCTGTCCTTTTGTAATAGCATCACGGAATATGTTGATAGTAAAATCAAATAACTCTTCAAGCGGAGCAGGACCACTAGCACGACCACCAAATGTTTTTAATCTAGCACCATAAGGTCTTATGTTAGACACATCCCAAGTAGGAATTTGTCCTGCATAAAGTAAAGATAATAATTCTTTATAGGCTTTAGCCCATCCTATTTTAGAATCAGCTACTTTAATAACTGTATCTGTAGGAAACAAATCTTCTGGAAGATCTGGTAGCTCGTTTATATACTGACGCTCTACACTAAAGCCAACACCAGTACCACACATAAGTATATAAAGTGTTTCATCAAACGCACGAACATTATCTACAGCAACATAGCTACAGTTAAACCCTGCTACGTTATCCTTTTCTAATGCTGTACCTGCAGACATCAATGCTCTCATACTCGGCATAATGTTTAGATACAACACAGCTTTCTCTAAGTATTTTCTAGTCTCATCAAACTGTGACTTACTTAAGTTGTGGTTTTCTTTTAAATGTTTTTCAAAGAAATCAAAGTATC